TGCTTCTATTTCAACTGGCGACATGGTTTCTTGGAACTCATCAGGTGGAACGGCTAGAGGCAAGATTGTTCGAATTGTTCGCGATGGCAAAATCAATGTCCCTGACTCAAGTTTTTCAATTGAAGGAACAGAAGATGACCCAGCAGCCTTGATTCAGTTGTACCGTGACGGTAAGCCAACTGAGACAAAAGTTGGACATAAGGTTTCAACACTAAAAAAAGCCTGAGCCTAGACAAACATCTAGGCACCGTTCATGACCAAAAGACTCATGGTGGAAAGTACAACACCGATGATTCCGAAGGTGAAGATAGTGCTGAGCCAAAAAACTACAAGAACAAAAAGCCAAAGATTAGTTATGACGACAACGACACTGAGGGCGAGTTCGACGATAATACCGATGACCCTAGATGGATGGATGACATGGACATCCTGAGACCGCCGAAGCGTAAATGAAAACAATCATCGATAGCACCATTGAGATTCTGGTATCGATGAATCTCAAGGCGAACAAAGTCACTACCCCTCCTGGGTATGCAGGGATTCAAGTTGATTTACCTAATGACTCCCAAGCCTTTTTTGTGTGGAGCAAAATGAGTAATGAGGATTTTTATTTCAGGACGGCGCGTTTTTGGGCAAATGACAATCCGTTCTCAATGTGGATTTGTCCAAACTTGCCAGAGGCTCTCGCCCAAACAAGGGTTTTAATAAACTAACAAAAGGGTCAAAATGCCCTTGTGGTATTCTTCGTATGTCAAGACCCGAGTTAGTTTTTTAGCGCGTTGCTAAAAGGTTATCTCTATTTCGTTAGGAGTCACATTGGCTGGTCGTACTCGCAAGATGGTGAATTTAGCCATCGAGGAAACTAGCGGGGTAGACCATCCCGCTCATCTACACGAAGGTTGGCTTGTAATGAAGTCTGCCGAGGAATCTGAAGTTCAGAGGGTATTAGACGAATCGCTCACCGAGGAGGACTCCATAATGGAGGATACAACAACCACGGCTACTGATGAGCAGGTCGCAAAGGCTGAAATGACTCTTGAAGATGCGATGGCAAAAATCGCTGAACTCGAAGCCAAACTTTCCGAAAAGGAAATGGCTAAAGGAGAAGAGCCAAAATCAGAAGTGACCGAGGATGAAGAGGACTTTATGAAGTCCGCTCCTGAGTCAGTCGTCAAAATGATTGAAAACTTCCGCAAGCAAGCAGAAGATGCAACCGCAGAACTTAAAAAGGAACGCGATGCTCATGCTGATGCACAGGCAGTTGAAAAGGCAAAGGGTTGGGCAAACCTCAATCTCGATGCAAACAAAGTTGGACCAGCACTTCGCCGTCTATCAGATGTAGACGCAGACCTAGCAAAGTCAGTTGAAGAACTACTTTCCTCTGTCAATGCACAGGCTGAATCAGCAGCAATTTTTGCAGAAATCGGCAAATCTGCGGACTTCAAATCAGGTAATGCTTATGAGCGTATGACTACGCTTGCAAAGTCTGCCGTTGAAGAGGGTGTAGCAAAGTCATTCGAGCAAGCGCTCGCTGATGTTGCAACAAAGAACCCTGACCTTTACAGCCAATACCTATCCGAGAAGGGTGCCTAACCATGGCGTATGAAATCAGTAATTACTCGGTAAAGGTCACACTTATTGCAGGTGCCGACCTTTCCGCTAAGCAGTACACATTCGTCAAGTTGAATTCAGATGGTGCGGTTATTGCAGCCGCCGCCGCAACTGACCTTCCAATTGGCGTACTACAAAATGCTCCAACATCAGGACAAGAAGCAGAAGTGCTTGTTGTCGGAGGTACAAAGATTGTTGCTGGTGCAGCAATCGCAGAAGGCGCACAAGTTGGTACATCTTCAGCAGGTAAGGCAGTTGCTTTAGTTGCTGGTACAGATACAACCAAGTATGTTGCTGGCACCCTCCTAACCGAATCCGCTGCTGATGGAAACATCGTTACAGCCGTAATCAACTGTGCGACTCCGCACCGTGCTTCATAAGGGGAAATGACAAATGCCACAGCCACACATTAACTCCGTCCATGTTGATGCAATCCTGACTAACATCTCAGTTGCATACCTACAAAATCAGGACAACTTCATTGCAGACAAGGTATTCCCAGTAATTCCTGTGGATAAGAAGTCTGACAAGTATTTCACTTACACCAAGAACGATTGGTTCCGCGATGAGGCTCAACGCCGTGCGCCTGGAACTGAATCTGCTGGTGGAGGTTACAACCTTTCAACAGGTACCTATTCAGCAGATGTATGGGCTTTCCATAAGGATGTTGATGACCAGACTACTGCAAACGCAGACGCTCCTTTGAACCCTCTTCGTGAGGCAACAGAGTTCGTTACTCGCCGTCTAATGCTTCGTAAGGAACTTCAGTTTGTTTCTGATTTCTTCACAACAGGCGTATGGGCAGACGATGTAACAGGCGTTGCTGGTACTCCAACAACAGGTCAGACAAAGCAGTGGTCAGATTACACATCATCAGACCCAATCAATGACCTCGAGGCTGGAAAGTCAGAGATTCTTTCAAACACAGGAATGGAAGCCAACACACTTGTTCTTGGCTACGAAACATTCCGTCAGTTGAAGAATCACCCAGACTTGGTAGACCGTATCAAGTACACATCTTCACAAACAATCACAACCGACATGTTGGCAGCAATGTTTGACATTCCTCGCGTTATGGTTGCAAAGGCAGTCAAGGCTACGAACAACGAAGGTGCATCAGAGGCTTACGGCTTTGCTTATGGCAAGGGCGCTCTTCTAACACATGTTGCTCCAAACCCAGGACTAATGACTCCTTCTGCTGGATACACATTCTCATGGACTGGCGTATCAGGCGGACTTGGACAGACAATCGGTACTTCACAGTTCCGTATGGAATCAATCAAGTCAGACCGTGTCGAAGCAGAAATGGCTTTCGATAACAAGGTTATTGCGGCTGACCTTGGTTACTTCTGGTCATCAATCGTCGCTTAATTAAGTTAATAGAAAGGGGGAGTCTTAATTGGCTCTCCCTTTCTTACTTACTAAATCTAATTTTAGAAAAGGAAAATAAATGCCACAAGTAAATCGTATTTCTCGCGGTGAAGTATCAGTTGGCGGAATCGTCGGCTCAACAGGCGAAATGGTGTATGGACTAGATTTTGGTACAGCATCAGTAGACCCTGCTTCAATCGCAACAGTATCTCGCGGTTCAGTCACTTTCACTCTTACAGGTGCTAAGACAACTGACATTATTATTGTTAATCCACCAGCAGACCTAAACGATGATTTGATTTTCTGTGGAGCGGCTATCTCAGCAACAGACACAGTTTCAATCTATCTTTACAATCCAACTGCCTCACCAATCAATGACACAGCGCGTACATTTTCGTATGTGTGGATTGACATGACTGCATAATATGAAAGCCACAATTCTGAAGGTAATGGTTTCTGACGGAAAGACTCTCAATCCTGGCGACATCGTTGATGTCTCAGGATGGCGTCATACAAGAAACCTCGTCTCTGGTCGCTACATCAAGTTGATTGAAGAAGAGACTCCAAAGGCTGTAAAGCCTGTAGCGCTTTCAGTTGATGAAGAAATAAAGCCTAAAGAAACAAAGAAAAAGGCAAAAGAAGCCGAATAAGTAGGAGGGGACGATTCGCTACAATGAGTCGTCCCCTATCTTTCTCTAAGGAGTTTTAATGGCATTAGCACACGAAAGAGTCTCAGTTGGCACAACAGCCACGCTACTTTCTTCACAATACGCAGGAAAAGATGGTCAGACCGTTTTTGTTCAAAACCCATCAGGAAGCGTAGTTGTTTATCTTGGGGGCGCTGGAGTAACTACAACAAGTTATGGTTTTGCTCTTGCAATAAATTCAAATGTATCAATTAACCTTCAAACTGGAGAAGAACTTTACGGAGTTGTTGCATCAAGCACCTTGACCGTTAATGTCTTGCGCCAAGGAGTTTAATCGTGGCGTTGCCAACATCTCTTTCAACAGCCACAATTGTTGGCACCTATGTTGATTTAATTGGCAACCCAGTTCGCGGTTCTTTGACCTTTGCCCCTCAGACAATACTCAAAGAGACAACCCAAAACATGATTATCATGCCAACTCACATTGTTAAAACTTTAGATGCGTCTGGCTCCTTTACTGTTACCTTACCCGTTACAAGCGATACAGATGTGACTCCACAGCCATTTATCTATACCATCACGGAGAACTTTTCAGGTGGGCGTGAGTTCCAAATTGCCTTGCCTTTGTCAGTTGCAAACACCACACAGAACCTTGCAGACCTGCTCCCAGCCCTTGACAGCGCTTCCGCTGCCGCTTATGTCACTACTAATCAGTATCAGGCTCTATTGACTCGCTACAACACCGCAGAGGGTATCCGTGTGATTGTGGTAAACGCATCAACATACTCAGCCAACGCACAGGTTTATGCAACAGCCGCCACCGCAGCGGCTAATGAGTTGGCATCATTCACGGTTAAATCTCTTTTATTTATGGGGGTCTAAGATGGCTGAACCGTATGTGCCGATAGCCGAATTAACAGCCGTTAATGCGACTTTAACTCAATTAGAAAATGTAACAAATAGCGCTCAAGCAAATGCAAACGCTCTCAATACTGCTCAAACATCGGCGCTAACATCAAAGAATACGGCTGAGTCCGCTCTTGCTCAAAAGTTTGAGGTTCTATTTTTGGGCGGTGCATAATGGCACTAGGAGCAAATTTAACAACAGTTCAAATTACTGGAACTTATGTTGATTATGAAGGAAATGCAATTGCTGGTCAGGTACGATTTAGTATTTCACAAGTTTTGCGTAATGGAACAGATGACCAAATGGTTGCCCCATCTGTTGTCGTCGTCTCCTTGGTAGACGGTTCTTTCTCTGTCACTCTGCCAGCGACCAATGACCCAGATGTAATCCCGAATCCTTTTACTTATGCAGTTGAAGAATCCTTTGCGGGTGGTCGCTCATACACAATTAGCATCCCTTACACCAGCGCGGGGGCTTTGGATTTAGCAGACATCAGCCCGAATCCAACCTTAGATACAACTTATATCCAGTTAATTGACCAAACGACCTTTGATGCCCTTGAAACCAACATCAATACCGCTGCTTCTTATCAATTAGACTTAAATGCCCTTGCATCCTTTACTTCTTCGGCTCAAGCCTCTGCTTCAACCGCATCAACAAGTGCTACCACAGCCCTAAATAACGCATCCATTACAATAAACCCATTGCTTCTCATCGGAGGATAATTCATGCCAACAACATATAAGGTGCTTGGTCAGTCCAAGCCCGCAGCAACTACGGCGACCACGCTATACACCTGCCCGTCAGCGACCCAAACTGTAGTTTCGAGTGTGACGGTTTGCAATCAAGGAACAAGCGCGACTTACCGTATCGCTATCAGCCCCAATGGGGCTGCACTCTCAGGTGAACACTACATCGCCTATGACGCAACTTTGCCAGCAAACTCATTTGTTTCACTCACTCTTGGTCTCACAGTTGATGCCTCAGATGTTATTACCGTCTACTCATCAAGTACAAACATTTCTTTCAGTGCTTTTGGAAGTGAGATTTCATAATGACTATAATCACTAATGCCAAGGCTGGTGATGTCATACTTGATGCCGTTCAGACTCTTACCAATAAGACACTAACTGCTCCAACAATTTCAGACCCAACCTTTACTGGTACAACTACAAACATCAATACGACAAACCTTGTAGTTGAGGATAAGAACATTGTTATTAACGATGTCACAAGCCCAACCGATGCTAATGCTGATGGTGGCGGTATCTCTCTTAATGGTGCCACCACAAAGACGCTTAACTGGGTAGATGCAACAGATGCGTGGACTTCTTCAGAACACCTTAACCTTGCATCAGGTAAGTCTTATTATGCAAACGGTACTTTGCT